TCAGAAGGTAAAAAAATTGAAACTTACTATATTAAAGATTTAGAACCAAACTTTGCAGAACAATTAGCAACAGACGTTGCACCACTACATAGTAGACCATATGGTTCTGGTGCAGGACTTAACTCAGGAATGGGTGTAGGAACAACTGCAAGTAATTACCTAACAGGTGCTATCAGTGGAGTTGATCAAGGTGTGCCTGTAGATGCTAAACATGTCGTTCATGTTAGTTTAACTGAAGGTATGGACCATGCATGGCCATTTGGTGTAAGTATTTTAGAACCAATTTATAAAACATTTAAGCAAAAAGAACTATTAGAAGATTCAATTATTATATACAGGGTGCATAGAGCACCTGAGAGACGTGTATTCTTTATTGATGTTGGTAACATGCCACCACATAAAGCAAGACAATATTTAGAACAAGTAAAATACGAAGTGCAACAAAAACGTGTGCCTAATAAAAGAGCAGATGGTAGTAGTGTTGCAGACTCAGCCTACAATCCAATGAGTATGTTAGAAGACTACTTCTTTGCACAAACAGCCGATGGCAGAGGTAGTAAAGTTGATACATTACCAGGTGGTGAGAACTTAGGACAAATTGATGACTTAAGATACTTTAACAATAAACTATTACGTGGTTTAAGAATACCTGCTAGTTATTTGCCAACAGGCCCAGATGATGGGTCTGCTATGTATAACGATGGTAAAGTAGGTGTTGCATATATTCAAGAATATAGATTTGCAAAATATGTAGAAAGGCTACAAAAGCAAATACAAGAAGATTTAGATAGAGAATTTAAAATGTTTATGAAATACAGAGGTATTGATATAGACAATAGCCAGTTTAAGATAGAATTTAACAAACCAATGAGTTTTAGTAGTTATAGATCACTGGCAATAGAAACTGAAAGAGCACAATTATATAACCAAATTGCCGCAATACCTTTTATGAGTAATCAGTTTAAACTACAAAAATACTTAGGTTTAACAGAAGAAGAAATTAAACAAAATGAAGAACTGTGGAGAGCAGAGAATAACTATGAGAAATTCCAAGACAGTTCCCAAGACATAGACCTTAAAAACATTGGGGTAAGACCGAATACAGAACTAGATTCAAATCCAGATGCAGAACTTCCTGAAGTCGACGTTATGGGTCTAGAAGGTGCACCAGATCAGATAAATACTGATATAGGCGGAGCACCGTTGCCCGGAGCAGGCTTAGGTGAGCCAATAATAGATGACGGAACAGGGATATAATGAGATTAAACGAATTTTACAATCCAGAGCTTGATGATTACATCAGAACGGCTCAAGATGACACCAGAAAAGTGAAATTTACGTTGTCTGAAATAAATAAACTACGAAAGGTAAGAGAAATAAAGAAAGCAGAAGATTTAGAGCATAAGAAATTTGTTAAAATGATGTATGCTACACCCTCAGACCAAATAGGCACACTTTAGCACACTTTATCACATTTGACACAGATTGAGTCAAAAACACACCTTTTCACCTATAAAACACTACTTAAAACGTAAATATTAAATGCGGCACATTACACTCTAAAGTAATAGCCGCGATTCTTAAAATAGGAGGCCACAATGTCAGAATCAAGAAATAAATTAGAAAATATTCTTGAACTTCTCCTTTCAGAAGAAAACGATAAAGCCGAAGAGGCACTTCATGAGTATGTTGTTGCGAAAGCAAGATCAGAATATGAAAAGGTTATCGATGAAGAAGTTAAAGAAGAAAAAGACGAACAACCAGAAGAATCAGTAGAAGAAGCAGTCGAAGAGGATGAAGAATCCGAAGAGTCTGTTGAAGAAACTGTTTTTGCAGAACCAGAAGTCGACGAAGTTGTTGATTTATCAAATGAAGTAATTGATCAATCAAATGACTTTGAAGATGACATTCTTGCAGACAACGAAGACGAAATTGAAGCAGATGAAGTCGGGGAAGAGGAAGAAGAAGGCGACTTAGAAGATAAAGTTGACGACTTAGAATCAGAACTTGACGCTCTCAAAGCAGAATTTGAAAAACTTCTCGCCGACGAAGAAGGCGGAGAAGGTGATGATGCTGAAGAAGTTGAAATAGATTCGGAACTAGCAGATTTAGATGCTGTTGACGATGAACTTGATCTTGAATCAGTAGAATATGATCTAGACGAAGGCACTGGAGAAGTTGTTGAAGAAGCAACTAAACTTTCAGACAAAGTCGCAGATCCAAAAGCACCTGACTCAGAAGGAGGTGATTCACCTCTAAGCGATGCACCCAAAAAGAACTTTAAAGTTGAAGACCAGGACGCAGGAATCAGCAATAAAGACGGGGGCGACGGAGATTCAGGAGCAAATAGTCCTGCAGATAACACACCATCAGACAACATTAAAGTAGAACCTAAGAAAGCATAAGTTTTTTTAGTTAAAATTTTAAAGGAAAGATAATGGCGGCAATTAGAAAGTTATACGAATATTTAGGACCAGAGCATTCCAATATGTCTCTTATGGAATCTGAAGATGGAAAAGACCTGTTTTTATCAGGACTTTTTATCCAAGGTGACGTAAAAAATCAAAATGGAAGGATTTATCCTAAAGATGAAATAAAACAAGCCGTAGAAAGTGTTAAAACAAGGTTACAAAATGGTGAAACTGTGATGGGCGAATTAGACCATCCGGAAGAACTACAAATAAACCTGGACCGAGTAAGTCACATAATACAAGATATGCATTGTGATGACTCAAACGGTGTAGGTAAGTTAAAAATTATAGAAACGCCAATGGGAAATATTGCAAAAGCATTATTAAAGGCAGGAGCAAAACTTGGTGTATCTAGTAGAGGAAGTGGAAACGTTAACGAAAGTGGACGAGTAAGCGACTTTGATATAGTTACAATAGACATTGTGGCACAACCAAGTGCACCAGATGCCTACCCAAAGACAATCTATGAGAGTTTATTTAACATGAGAGGCGGTGCGGTATTACATAATATCGCGGCGTCTGTTACACACGATAAAAGTGCAGAAAAATATTTAATGAAATCCATACATGGATTCATTAAAGAACTAAAAATATAGAAGTAGGAGAACTACTATGGCAGTGACATTTAACGACCTACTTGAAGGAGCAGAATTAACTGAAGAAGTTAAAGAAAGCCTTCAAGAAGCATGGGAAAGTAAAATCTCTGAAGCAAGAGAGGAAATCACCGCGGAACTTAGAGAAGAATTTGCTCAAAGATACGATCATGATAAATCAGCGATCGTATCTGCAGTAGATAACTTCATTACAGAAAAAGTTGAAGCAGAGGTAGCCGAAATTGCTGTGGAGAAACATTCCCTAGCAGAAGACAGAGTCAAATACCATAAAGCCATTAGTGAACATGCTAAACTTCTTGACACTTTTGTTACACAAGCAGTAGCAAAAGAAGTTAAAGAACTTCGTGCAGACAGATCTAACGTAAGTGAGCACGTTATCAAACTCGATGAGTTTGTAACAGAACAACTTGCAGGTGAACTTGCTGAATTCCACGAAGATAAGAAATCTTTAGTTGAGCAGAAAGTCAAAATGGTAAGAGAAGGCAAAAAACAACTTGCTGACTCTAAAGTAGACTTCATTAAAAAAGCCGCTGATAAGGTCGAAGGCGTTATCAACAAGGTTTTAACTAACGAAGTTTCAAGTTTCCGTGATGACATTACTAAGGCTCGTGAAAACGACTTTGGTCGAAGAATTTTTGAATCATTTGCTAACGAATACGGTGCTAGTTACCTTAACGAAAGCAAAGAAATCAAAGATATACAAAAACAACTCGCTGAAGTGGAACAAAAACTTACAGAAGCAACCGAACAAGTTGCTGAAAAAGAAGAAACAGTTACTATAACTGAGTCAAAATTAAGAGTTGCAGAAGATCGATTCGAAAGAAAAGAAAAACTCAACGAATTAATGGCTCCACTAGGCAAAGAGAAGAAAGAAATTATGTCTGACCTACTTGAGAGTGTTAAAACAGAGAACTTAGAAAAGCAATTTGATAAGTATCTCCCATCTGTTTTAGATGGAGAAACACCAAGAGTGAAGAAGACATTGTCAGAATCAGTAATAAAGAAAGAACATACTGGTAACAAGGCTCCTGTGCAAACAGCGGACGCCAATGACGACACTAAGATCGTTGAAATCGACATTCTTAGAAAATTAGCCGGACTTTCAAAATAGGAGAACAGAAATGGCAGATTTATTTGAAAGCAACTGGTCCGCAACCAAAGAGGCCCTCCTAGAAGGACTTTCTGGGAACAGAAAATCAACTTTAGATGTGGTTTTAGAAAATAGTAAAAACTATTTGAATGAAGCCGCAACTGCAGGGGCAACTGGTGCTGGTTCAGTAGCAACATTAAACAAAGTAATGTTACCGTTAATTAGGAGGGTTATGCCTTCAGTTATCGCTAACGAACTAGTAGGCGTTCAGCCTATGACTGGTCCAGTAGGACAAATCCATACACTAAGGGTCCGTTATGCGGAAACTGGCGGTGGAGCAAGTGCAGGTGACGAGGCATTGTCCCCGTTTGCACTAGCAAATACTTACGCAGGTTCACCCGATGCGACAGCAAGTGCTGAGGGAACACCTGGAAGGAAGATGAGCATACAAATCTTAAAAGAAACTGTTGAAGCGAAGACTAGACGTCTAAGTGCAAGATGGACTTTTGAGGCGGCTCAAGACGCTGAAGCAATGCACGGCGTTGACGTAGAAGCAGAAATCATGCAAGCCTTAGCACAAGAAATTGTTGTTGAAATTGACCAAGAAATTATTGGTTCTTTAAGAACATTGGCTGGTGCAGGAACTACACTTGATTTCGCAGGAGGTTCTATTATAGGAACTCCAGCATACGTCGGTGACAGACATGCATTATTGGCAATAGAGATCAACAGAGCGGCCAACAGAATCGCGGCTAGAACAAGACGTGGTGCTGGTAACTATATCGTTGTATCTCCAGAAGCACTTACAATACTACAAAGTGCCTCTACATCAACATTTGCTCGAACAACAGAAGGTTCTTTCGAATCTCCAGTGAACACTAAGTTTGTTGGAACTTTGAACGGAACAATCAAAGTTTTTGCTGATAACTATGCGGCTGACGGAACTAAAGTTCTTGTTGGTTACAAAGGATCAAGCGAAACTGATGCTCCAGCATTTTATTGCCCATACGTTCCATTGATGAGCACAGGTCCAGTAATGGATCCTGCTACATTTGAACCAGTAGTAAGTTTTATGACCAGGTATGGTTATAAAGAACTAACAAATACTGCAAGTTCATTGGGTAACGCGGCAGATTACGTTGACGCAATTACATTAGCCAACGTAACATTCCAGTAAGAATTACTTACAAAGAATAGAGAAAAGCACTCCTTAGGGGGTGCTTTTTTTTGGCTGTAAATCTAAAGTATTAAAGATTGATAAATAGTATTATATATTTCACAGGATAACAAATGGCCAAAAGAACAGTTATTAAACCAGATGAAGAACTATTAGTTCAAGGTAAACTAACGGTAACAGGCGACTTTACACAAGTCCAAGATACAACGGTAGTAACTAACTTACAAGCAGAAGCACTTACAATTAACAGTGACGGAACTAACTTAACTGCTAAAATAGTCCTTAATAGTAATGATAATCTTGCTGAACTATCGTTTTTAGATAGTGGGAATACTATCTCCTCTAACAAATCGATAACAGCATCATCGGGTTTCATTGGTGATCTAACAGGAGATGTAACAGGAACAG